ATTACTGACGTAACTGAATTAAATACTTGGGTAGGATTTGCTCAAGATGGTTATGCAGATTCAGATACTTTACCAACTGATGGTATCGGATTCTCACACTTACAAGATACAACTACAATTCAATTCATTTCTAGAAAAAATGGAGCAGGTGTATCTTTTGATATGTTAGACACAGCAGGTGGATCTACTTTCACTATGCTAGATTCTACTATCGCTACACAAACAGCTACAGTACAGGCAATCCCAGCTAACTCAGTTAGACTAGGATTCCAATACCAACCAGCTGGAAGTGAAGTGGGCGTTACTGCAAATCAATTTAAATTGTATTTAAATGGTAATGCTGTTGGAGTACAAGCTGCTACAACTGTACCAGATGACATTGCATTAGAAATCAATGTTATGGGTGCACACAAAGGAACAGTTGCTAATCATTTAGTAGTTGATTACTTTAACACAATCCAGTCTAGAGTAGCTGGAACAGGTGTAAGCGCATAATAAATAATTAGTGTGGGGCTTCGGCCCCACATATTAATTTTAAGGAGAAACAAATGTCGTTTAAAAATGATATACAAGCTACTAGATCTGATGCTGCTGCAGGTGCAACAGCAATCGTTGAACCACCAGTAAGGTTAAGAGGTATAATTATTGCTTCTGATGGTGGAGGCGCAGGTGTTCTAGAACTTACAACAACATCAAATTCAGGAGCAACTTTATTTCTTGCTGATGTTCCAACAGGTGATGTAATTAATTTTAATTTTCCTGAAGATGGAATTTTATTTCCAAAAGGAATTTTTTGTAAGACTAAAACAAATGTTGCTGCCTACACTTTATTAACAGATAAATATTCTGGTCCGAATTTAACAGCGGGATAGGAGGTCTGAGTGGCTAACGTTACCTCGGGTTCTTATGTTTTCGATAAGAATCTTGGAATAGATGAAATAATTGAAGATGCATACGAACGTATCGGCATGCAAGGAGTTTCTGGTTATCAACTTAAAACTGCAAAAAGATCTTTAAATATTTTATTTTCTGAATGGGGAAATAGAGGACTACAGTTTTGGGAAGTAAAAAACCAAAACGTTAAGTTAATTGATGGTCAAGCTGTATATACTTTTTTTAGATCCCCATCGGATGGTTTATCTGATGGTATTGCAACCACTCTCTCTGCAGGAATAAACGCTACCGTTACAACTATTGGTGTTGCTTCTGTAACAGGCATGCCAACAAGCGGAATTATTACAATTAATAGTGAACAAATTTCATACACAGGAATTTCTAGTTTAAATTTAACTGGGTGTACAAGAGGCATTAACGGAAGCACGGCTGCTACTCATGCAATAAACGATGTTGTAACTCAGTTTCCAAATGGAATGACTGATATACAAGAAGCTAATTTTAGAAACGCTTCTACAAATGTTGATACACCACTGACAAAAATCAGTAGATCTCAGTATCAAGGGTTTTCAAATAAAACAGATAAAGGTTTACCTTCACAATATTGGGTTCAAAGATTTATTGATAAAGTTACAATGACTTTATATTTAACACCGGGTAGTTCACAAGCTGGTAATTTTATAAATTTTTATTATACAAAAAGAATTGATGATGTAGGTGCATACACAAATGCAAGTGATGTACCATATAGATTTGTGCCATGTATGATTGCAGGATTATCTTATTATTTAGCTGTAAAATACGCACCACAAAGAGTTCAAGAATTAAAATTATTATATGAAGATGAGTTGTTAAGAGCAGAAGACGAAGATGGTTCTTCTAACTCTACATATATATCTCCTAAAATATATTACCCTGGAGTTAGTTAATGACTGTTTTTTCGCAAGGTAAATATGCATTAGCAATTTCGGATAGATCAGGAATGGCTTTTCCATACAATGAAATGGTAAGAGAATGGAATGGTGCGTTTGTACACATTTCAGAATATGAACCTAAACAACCACAATTAGAACCTAAACCAACAAGTGCAGATCCACAAGCTCTACAACACGCTAGCCCTGCTAGAACAGAATTTCCAACAGAAGATTTTTTACTTGAAAATCCTATTGTAACTGCATCTAATACTACTTTAAAAATTAATTTTCCAAATGGAGAACTACAAGTTAACGACCATATTCGTTTACGTAATGTTAAACAACCTGTTGGTGGGGTTGCAATTTCAACATTACAACTATCGACAACTTTAAATGGAGCAATAACAGATTCAGCAACAACAATCGACCTTACTGATGGATCAGAATTTCCAACATCTGGTTTTATTGTAATAGAAAAAGTAAATAGCACAACAGGAATTTATGAAAACGAAGTTATTGAATACACTGGAAGAACATCAAATCAGTTAACAGGATGTATTAGAGGGACGTCTGCACCTTATAGAGGTGTATCTCCTGAATCTACAGTTGCAAGCTCACACAGTAATTTAGCTAAAGTTTTTGGTTCTTATAAAGTTGCATCATTAAATACGACTCAGGTTAAAGGAACAGGTCAACCTGAATTTTCTACACAATTTGATGGAATAAATGTTACTTTAGTTAATACTGCATCAAGCACAGAAACAGGGGGCGGTTTACAGTGTACAATTGGACCGATAAATGATAGAGCATAATTATGGCTGGAACAACATACTCAAGTTTAACAGATGATATTAGAAATTACACAGAGGTAGGCTCTGATGTATTTACTGCTGCTGTTATAAATAGATTTATTGAAGATGCTGAGTTTAGAATATATCAAGAGCTTCCTATGGATTCATCTAGATATGTTTCAGAAGGAACTTTAGCTGCAAACGATAATACTATAAATGTCCCTGGTAAAGGAACCAAAGGGTCAACAGGAGCTTTGTTCATCAGAGGGATAGAAGTATTTGATTCTACAGCAAATACAGAAGGCAATGGAACTTGGTTAGAGAAAAAAGATCAAACGTATTTATCAGAGTATGTAGATAGAAAATTTGGTCCTTCTGGAACTATACAAAAACCAACAGACACCACTAATTCTGTAACAGGATTTCCCAAATATTATGCGATGTTTGGAGGTGCTACAGGAGATTCTAGCACAACATCTGGAGGTATATACATAGCCCCGACACCTGATGCCGGTTATATGTTTAGAATATATTATAATATGATTCCATTAGGATTATCTAGTTCAACGACTTCAACATACCTGAGTAAATACTTTCCAAATGGACTTTTATATGCTTGCCTGGTTGAAGCATATGGATTTTTAAAAGGCCCATTAGATATGTTGACATTATACGAAAATAAATATAAAAATGCTATACAACAGTTTGCAGGAATGCAGCTTGGAAGACGAAGACGAGACGATTATACTGACGGAACAGTTAGAATACCAGTTAAGTCCCCGTCTCCATAAATAAGGAGAAAAAATTATGGCAATATCATCGGCGGTATGTACAAGTTTTAAAGTAGAACTTTTAAAAGGAGTTCACAACTTTACTGCATCAAGTGGCAACACTTTTAAAATAGCTTTATACACTAGTTCTGCATCTTTAGGGGCTGCTACAACAGCGTATTCAACATCAAACGAAATTTCTAACACATCAGGATCAGCGTACTCAGCAGGTGGCGCGACGCTTACAAGCATAACTCCTGTTGCAGACAGCACAACTGCAGTTTGTGACTTTAACGATGTGAGTTACACAAGTGCATCTTTCACAGCAAACGGATGTTTAATTTATAATGATTCCGCATCAGGTGATCCAGCGTGTGCTGTTATCGCATTTGGTGGTGACAAAACTGTATCCAGCGGAACTTTTACAATTCAATTTCCTGCAGCAGACGCATCAAACGCTATCATTAGACTAGCATAAGGAGGTCTTCCTTATGGCCAACACTTGGAACGAATCAGGCACAACCTGGAGCACCGGTCGTTGGGGCACAACTGAAGCCATTACAACTGGTTGGGGTGCAGATACCTGGAACGACGGTGGTTCTTGGGGTCAAGCTAATGACGAAGTAATAACTTTAACAGGTCAATCTATAACTTCATCTGTAGGTGAACCTATTGCATCTTCTGAACAAGGTTGGGGTAGATCTGAATGGGGTCAAGAGCCTTGGGGAGAAAGTAATAGTCCTGTTGTAGCTGTAACTGGAGTATCAACAACATCATCAGTAGGTTCTATATCAGCTTTCAATGAACAAGGTTGGGGTAGAGATACTTGGAACTTTGAAAGTTGGGGTTTCTCTGGTTTAACTGTAGAATTAACTGCACCTGATGCAATCGTATCAAATTTAAGTGTTAACGGTTGGAGTAATGGAACTTACGGCGAGAATGGTTGGGGCATGTTTACGCTTAACCCTGCTGACGTTATGGGAGTAACTGGAGTTTCTGCAACATTCTCAATTGGTTCACCAACAATTATATTATCACCAACAGTTTCATTAACCGGAGTTTCTGCAACTGCTTCTGTTGGAGAAATAGATCCAACTCAATTAACATTTGGATTAACAGGAGTTGCTACAACTTCTGCAGTAGGTTCTGTAACACTTGACTTAACTTCTGTAGCATCATTAACAGGAGTTTCTGCAACAGCTGGAGTCGGTGAACTAATAGCTGGTATTGTAGAATTTGTACCATTAACAGGCGTTGCAACAACGTCAGCTGTAGGATCAATAGATCTTGATCAAATGCTTGTAGGATTAAGTGGAGTGTCTTCTACGTCGTCCGTAGGGGCAATAACACCTGCAGATGTAGTAGGATTAACTGGTGTAGAAGCTACAACAGCGGTTGGAAATGTATCTCCATTAGCATACAAAGATATTGACATAACAGGAAATACGTCTTATACAGACGTAAACGTGGCTTAAGGAGAAAAAATTATGGCATCAACTTTTACGGATCTTGGTATAGAACTAATGGCAACTGGCGAAAATGCCGGTACTTGGGGAACAAAAACTAACTCTAATTTAAATCTTATAGAACAATTAACTGGTGGTTTTAATACACAATCGATCGCTGGTGGAGCACAAACAACTGCTTTAACCGTTGTAGATGGAAATACTACTGGAACAGCTCAACACAGAATGATTGAGTTTACAGGTACAATTAGTGGAAACCAAATTGTAACAATCCCTTTAGATGTTGAAACTTTTTATTTTTTAAGAAATTCAACTTCAGGATCTCACACAGTTCAGTTTAAATATGCCTCTGGTTCAGGAGCTACGTTTACTTTTGCAGCAACAGACAAAGGTGATGCTATAGTATTTGCATCAGCTAATGATGGAACTAATCCAGATATAATTTCTTTAGGTTTTGGTGATGGTGATGTAACTCTTACTGGAACACAAACTTTAACAAACAAAACTTTAACTGCCCCTAAAATTGGGACTTCTATTTTAGATACTAACGGAAACGAATTATTTTTATTAACTGCTACAAGTTCTGCAGTAAACGAATTAACATATGCCAACGCAGCTACTGGTAACAATCCTAGCTTTACAGCGTCTGGTGAAACTAACGTAGGTATTAACCTTGTTCCAAAAGGATCAGGTGTTCTACAAGGAAACGGTTCAGCTTTAAAAATTGCTGGTAAAGAAACTATGTGGGTACCCGCTGCAGCAATGTATGGACCAACAACAAATCCTGCAGACGCAGCTTTAGTTGAAACAACAGCTACAAGACCAGATTTAAATGTATGGGACTTTGACGCAAGTACACAACAATATACTCAATTCACAGTGGCTATGCCAAAATCATGGAACGAAGGGACAGTAACTTATCAAGTTTATTGGTCACCTTCTACTACAAACACAGGAAACTGTATATTCGGTTTACAAGGCGTTGCATGTGCCGATGGCGATACTATTGATGTTGCTTTTGGAACAGCAATAGAAGTTACAGATGCTGGTATTGGAACAGTCGAAGATCAACAAATTACAGCTGAAAGTAGTGCAATGACAGTTGCAGGTTCTCCTGCAGCAGGTGAGCAATCTTACTTTCAACTATTTAGAAAAGCTGCAGACGGTGGAGATACTTTTACCGGTGAATCTAGAGTTCTAGGTATTAAATTATTCTTTACTACTGACGCGGCTAACGACGCATAAGGAATTTAGATATGAAAGATGTAAAAACCCTATATTCTACACCGGGTTCGTTTGGAGCAGGATCTGGTAAGAGTGAGAAAAATACAAGTCCTCGTAAAGGTAAATCATTCGGTTATCAAGTTTTAGGTTTTGGATCAACAGCAGTATCAGGACCTGCTTATGTTGAAGCAACCGGAGGTAATTCTACTTTTACTGTAGGTGATTATAAAATTCATGTATTCACAGGAGATGGAACACTTTGTGTAGCATCACAAGGTAAAGATTCTGGTAATAACAAAGTTGATTATTTAGTAATAGCTGGCGGAGGAGCCGGAGGCCCTGCAACAGGCGGCGGCGGAGGTGGCGGAGGTTATAGAGAATCTCAAGACCCATCTACAACTCCACTTTGGACAGGATCTCCATTAGCA